TCCCGCCCACCGTGAAAAACTCCGCCTTGTTCACACACATTCTTGGCGGTAAAATACCCCTATAACTTGAAGCCAAAGGATGTGTATCTATGCCACGCAAACCCAATCTCACACACCTCGAAGAACGAGCCAAAGCCCGAGCCAAGCAAGCCCCAGACACACGAGTCGCGGACGATACTCGTGCTGCTATGATCGGGTCACAAACTCCCCTTGTCGGCCGGGAACTGCTCCCCGAAGACCAACGACCGCCGGAGATTACAACCCCACCACAACTCCCGGCTGCACAGATCACTGAGCCTCGTGTGCTTGACTCAATAACTCCAGATCAGAAGGCCCCGAGCGCTCCGGCTACAATATCACCCCAGGGCAAGAAGCAGAAGACGTGGGGTCCGGCTGTGCTCAAGTTTAAGGATCAGAAGGACCTGCCCCTACATGGCGTGATAACCATAATCAAGGATAAACCCAAGCGTGATAAGGCCGCATGGCGATATAGCTTCTATCGCAATGGCATGACCGTTCAGCAATATATCGATGTCATGGGCCAAAACAAAATCGGTCCGGCTAAGGCCAAACAGGACGTGAGGTGGGACTATAGCAAGGGATTCATTGCTGTTGAGCCCAGCTCGTAAGGCTGGTGAGCGTGGATTCGTGTCCACGCTCGTCTCATACTCGGCCCCGCGAACGAATCATTCGGCACAGAGAGAGTCCCCTGTATAGCCTCCCGGCTGAGGGAGTCTTTCGCCCGGAACGAATCGTTCGCGTCGGGGAGCGATTCGTGCATCGGTCGCATTGGTATATCACATGCCATGCTCACATCGCATGAGCGCATAGCGGGGTTGCAAAATTGCATGCATCTTTTGCTTTACAAACGAGTTTGCATGGCCCATATTAGGGTCATGGTTGGCAGGCACTAACGCCAAGGTCAACCCCTCAACCCCAAAGGGTGTCGTTATGGCAACTCAAGTCAATGGTAAGTCAGCCCACCACAATTGGTATGTCGGTGTTGGCAGCTTCCCCAAAACCGCAACCCTCGAGTTCGGTGGCGGCCCAAACAACGTCCCCGCCAACCCGTGGCACGAAAATGCAGAGGGCCACACTTTCTATATCAAGGTCCTCGGCCAGCAACCCAAAACCGTCCAAGCGGCCATCGACCTCGGCAATAGCGTGCTCGGCCTCAAGCCGCGCCAAGTCATCAACCACCTTCGTTGGCTGTACACATGGCATCCCCATACCTTTCTCAAGGTCGACGGTATGCACTTCGACCCAGCCAACCCCACATCGCATTTTGCGGTCGCCAAGGCGGTCAGCGTAGTTCCGACCGCCACGGCTCAGGCCCCGGCTCAGTCAGCCCCGCAGGGTCAGGCTACTAAGCCTCAGGCCAAAAAGTCCAAGTAAGCGGCCTCGTCAAGCGCGGCCCTTGGCTCAGCCAAGGGCCGCTTTCTTTTGCCCTATGGGCCTGAGTGCCTCGCCTCGTTCGCCCCTGATATACCAGCCCCGAGCCAGAACCCCCAGAAGACAGTCATCCCGCGACGCCGATCTATATACCTCTGGAGCACTGGAGAGGAGTTTTTAGATTTTGATGACGAGGAGGAAAGGCGATGGTATCCAGACACCAGCCCCCCGGCCCCAGACGCTCCCCCCTGGAACTCCGCCCTCTCCCCCTAGAACCTAGACCCCCGACCTAGTGTATTTTCCGGCTAGGATATTGGGCCAGCAGCTTGGTCATTATCTTCTGCCCATCTTCCAACAACCGGAGAAACGTTTGCATAGTTTCCGGCTCATCCCGGGCCATCTGCTTGTGTATTTCTTCTATCGCTTTCAGGTCTGGGTCGGTCTTCAATCGGTTGCACATGGATATGAAGGCGGTCATAGCCTGACGTACATCTTCTGCGGTCTTCTGTCCCGCCATGTATTGGTGGAGGACTGTGCCCAAAGTGAGGCTAGTCCTCACATCTTCCTTCCACTTCTTTATCTGTGCTCGTGTTGGTTTGAACTCTTTGCGGGGCATGGATCAGTGCCTCCCTATCTTCTCCTCAGGGACCATGTGTATGAACATCGGCCAAACATGGCACACGAGCATGTGCATCGTCTTCGGGGTGTGTCCTACGGCCTTCAGTATCTGGCAATGCTCGATAATGTTGTCGAGCAAATACTGATAATTCTCCTCGTCGGACATGGTCCGCGGGTCTTTGTAGTCTTTGCCCACCATCACTACTCTCCCGCCTTGGCTACAAACTCCTCGGGGTCTTGCAGCATCTTCAGTCGGTCCTCGCGGAGCTGTGCCGCTATCCCCTCTAACATCTCAGGCAGGAACAGCAGCGTATCGGCATCGGCTTTGCAACTGAAACCTTGGCCCCTGTCGCCGCCGACCACGATAACGAGCACCGATCCTCCGGTGCTCGCGTGTACCATGTCGCACTCTTTGTCGTATTTGCCGGGACCCAGTGCCATCACTTGTTCCTTTCGGCGGCCTTCACCGCGCTTATCGAACTAAAGTGAGACTCGGGCTCCAGACCCTCGTCCCTGTGATCTTGATGGTAGGCTCCTAGTCGTACCATGGTCTCTCGGAGACTTGCATTCCCGGCTACAGCCTCCATGCGCTTCAGCATCACCTCCATATCAGCGCTCCCAACATAGTCCCGCGCTATCCAGTAAATTTGCGAAATCGACGCCCAGCCTGCGACCATCACTTCTTACCCTCCGGTGGGTCTATGTTGATTATGCCGAGCACGCAGGCCGAGGCTATGAACCCCTTCGTTTGCTCTTCGGTGAATCCAGCCCGCATACCCAAATCCAAGCACTTCCCATAAGTTGGTTGCGCTTCCATCCTGGCTGGCGCAAACACGGCTTCGAAAAACAGCGATGCCGGACAGTTTTCGGCGCCCGCAAGCGACCCTCTGTCCTTGGGGTCGGGGTTATACGTGCCTGTATAGAACAGGTCACTGATCACAGCCACGGCCTTTTGAAACCGGCGCATCTGGTGCTTTTCCCAGTGCGCCCAGACGCCGTGCTCGGCAACGTGCATTTGGAGGCCCTTGGCAGCCTCGATCAGGACGCCAAGGTCCTTTAGTGCTTCTTCGCGGAGCTTGGGGTTTATCATGTCTCCTCCTCGTCCTTGGCCGCGGCCACCAGCTCGTAAGCCGCATCCAGGCAATTGTATAGGGAGAAGTCTCCTATGTTGATAAACAGGGCCGCGGCCAACTGTGTCAGGCTATATTTTTCCAGCAAGCCGCCTACGGCATTGCGACATTCGTCGGTGGTAAGCTCTTTGCACTCGTCTATGGCTGGCCCCAAAAATCCAGTTTCGATCATTCGTGGCCCAGCCGGAATCATGCGTGGTCTGGCTTGCATGGCTCAACCTCCATGGCTGCGGCCCTATGCCGCAGCATCATAGTATTGTACCACTATGAAGCGGTGAGTGCAAGCTTGATTGTTTATTCGCCAGGCCCAGCCTCGGTGTCCTTCTTCTGGCGGCATAGGTAGGCGGGATGGTGTCCGGGGACCATGTTCATCTTATCGATTACGACCACGCACGCCGCGAGGTCGGTGTACTCTGCATCGCCAACACGGATGTTGCAAGGGATGTGGTTACAGATACCCCAGAATACGACAACCCACTCCATGGTATCCTCCTCAAGCCCGCTCCCAGCGGGCTCGGGGTCCCCACCAGGGACCCCGAGGGTGACTTTGCACGGTTTCACGGCTATGGCACTCCCGCCAAGGACTAAGCCGAACCGTGCCTTGTTACGACGACCCTACCGCTGGGCAGTAGGACCGCCGTTCGCCCGTTGTCACCAATGGTTGCGTAGGGTCGCGTCCTGGCGGGGTTCCTATTCTTTGACTGTGCCCAAGTCCTTGATGACTTGGGTGCGGTCGTGGTGCGTTCGAAACTGCTCTGCAGTTCCGAAAATGCTCTCTTTGATGGCCTGGGGGACATTCTTCACCAGCCCCTGATGGTAGGCGTTGATAGGATGCCGTGATCGCTCAAGCTTGTTGTTGAGAAAGATTACCATCCCGGCACATCCTCGCAGCTCGGGGTCGCTGGTGCTCATGTCATCTTCCTTGATCGTCAGGTGGCAGGGGAATAGCCCGCGGCCAATGTGGATTAGCAGCTCCTCCAATTGCCACGGACCCAGCCATCCGCGCAGACTGCCCTTGCGGAACGGGCACTTGGGACACGGCGCCCGGCCCAGGAAATAGTTGTCGTGAACCCGCTCTAGCCCTTCCGGGCTCTTACGCCCTGGTTTCTGGCCCATATCTACTTCCCTTCGCCTGCCCATTCCAACCTCCATGAAGTGCGGGGTCCCAGGCTCCTGTTCAAACCAGGGACCCCGCCGCGGGGCGGCGCGAGGAGCCATGCAAACTCTAGCGCCTTCCTCCGCACCAGTCAGCCGAGACGAGAGCAGTCTGACTACCCGGCTAACCTCGCAATTCCCTCTGCTTGTGATTGGTTGTCTATTTCGCCGCCGCAGTTGCAACTGAAGGCATGAAGGTCTGCCGGCAGGATTTCAAAGAAATCCATGAGCCCCTGAATGCTGGCATTAGGAGCCAGCCCCGCGGCATTGAGCACCGGATCCCTGGTTGCGACTGTCATGGCCGTGGCAAAGTCGCCGAGGGCGGTTTGAGCAACAGTACTCTTCCGCCACGATTGCGTTTTGTTTTCCAGCATGTCGAACAAGGCAAGAACACGCGGGGTTCCCTTCACTAGCTCTGCCCAACGCAGAAGCTTGCCTCGCCGGTCCAAGACCTGTGAGCCTAATGTTTTGACTTTCTGGTGTTCCATGGCAATACCTCCTTGCCTTACTTCACTGCATATTATACCACGGTGGCATACGGAGGTATAGCTTGATTGTTGCCGCGGTACACTCACGCTCCCCTATCTCGTGAACCAGCGTCTCGACAAAACGGGGTCCCAATTGGCGCTTTGCGACTGCTGCATCGGGAGTCGGCATCCGGGAGTAATCTCCACAACGTGTGGAAATCAGGCCGCACGGTTGATCACTCCGTGGTTCGTCCGATTCCAGCCCGTGAGTGTAGTAGAGTAATGGCATTACTCATTTAGGGTCACGTAGTTCGGTTTGGCGAGCTTGATTGGCTCCGTGAACTTACCCGTTGGAAACATCTCCTTGATGTCTCTAAGGGTCCAGTTCATCCTTGGATCGGGATGGTTCGATGGCTGGGGTTTCCCGAAGTGTTGAACTACTTCGTCGCCGAATAGCGGTCTCAACGATGCCTCGCATGGTTTGTAGGGTTAAGAGATCGTCTAGCAGAGCCTGAAGCTCTTTCAGCGTTGGGCCTGGGGCCTGGGTCATTTCTTTTTATCCATTAGGACAATTTTATCCACGAATTGACTTAGAGCCTTGTTTATTTCTTCTTCACCCAGAGCCCCCATATCACGAATATCCCCATCACACTTCTGGCATATGTATAGGGCGAAGTTGAACTTTCTGCGTTCTAAATTTTCTCCAAAGATAAATCGACTGGGGTACCCTTTATTCCCGCACATTAAACAGAGGTTACTATGCCAGTTGACTGCTCTATCTTTTACTTCTTCTGGTATTGATTCAAAATTAGGGCATTGATGTATGAGCCATTGATTCTCTGGTTTGTTGTTAACGACATTGTGCTGATATACCGGGAGATCTGCAAGAACCGAGGACATCAGCTTATCTTTGCCTTCTTTCTTAGTCATAGCGTTTTACTCATATCTTGGGTGGTCTTGCCGCAGCGTCTACAAACGAAGTACCACCTCATCGAGTGGCCGGGATGAAAGCCCATATCCCACTGGTGCGGGAGAACCTTGCACCACCCCGGCCAATAGATGATGCGAGCACAAATGGTGGAGCGCCCAGGTCCTGCCCCTGGAGGCGTTTCCGCCCTGTCTTTAGCACGTGGCTCGGCCACTAGCGCCCCCTCACTTACATATCGTCTAAAACGTTCCTGCTTGTAGCCATTCCGACTGTGTTGGTGTATATGAGTTCTGGTTGGAGTTCTAAAGTGTGCATATCTTCCATGATATTTCGAGCCCATGGCAAGAGCTTGGCATACCACTCCATGGGGTGCTCTGCCTTTTGTGCATCTTGGGCCAGCTTGATTATAGAGCCAAGTGTGGTGCGGAATGCAATCTTATTACTTACGGTCATTTGATCCCCCATAATGTCTTTAGCCGGTCGGACATTGGTAGCACTATCGGGCCATCCTGAAAGTCTTTGCTGCTCATATCACAGCCATTTTCGAACCAAGCCGAAAGCCAATTGTCGGTATCGTGGGCAAACAGGTGTTCGGCCACAAACTCTTCTTCAGTTACCCAGCGATAGTTGTCCAGGTTGCCGTTGGCAACTGGGATATATCTTTCAGCCGGGTGTGGCACTGCATCGCTGCCACGTTCATTTTTCAGCCGCCACCACCTTCGTAGTGACTCAATATCTTGACGTTGTACTTCGTGCATGGCTCAAACCCCTTGCTAACCCCATCCTGGTAGTATAGCATATTGATGCCCAGAGCGCAATGCTGAAAGGCAGGTCCCGCCATGTGGGAGTGGATCTTTTTCTATACCAAGTTCCAATTGTTTGATAGACTCTTTCCTACGACCGCCAGCTTTTTCCTCGATGGTCGTAGTCGAATGACCCCCGAAATCGCGCGTACACGTAAATGCCATTGGATCATTCGCGATGCGCACGGTGATCTTATGAATTGTATCTCAACCGATTGTAACGCTTGGCGCTACATCAACTCCCACCCACTAGGATGGAAGCGCATCTTTACCAAACGTCGCGGGGCGTGCGCGACCTCAGATCAGCGGAAACGGTAACACCCCAAGCCGCAACCCCGCAACCCCGCAACCCGAGCGGATCATACATTCGCCGGCAGATGAGTCTTCGGGCCTTTATTGCTAGGAACTCGGACCTGGAAGAAATCCAGTGTGGGCTCTGGCTTTCTGGCTATCAGATTATATGGGGATAGCATTCAAGGTTGTATCATATATTCCAGCGTGCTAGTTTGCACAATTACCACTACAAATAGCCAGGAGGCTGAGATGGAGCAAGTGGCATATGCGGGATCGGTCCAAACCCGCACTAAGAAGGCTCTCCCCGCAGACATTGAAATTGGCAAGCGGATGAGGGCCTATCGTGTACTCAGGAAAATGAGCCAAACGGATTTGGGGACTGCCGTTGGGGTTACGTTCCAGCAAATACAGAAATACGAAAAGGGGGTGAATCGAGTTGGGGGCGGTCGGTTACAGCTTATCGGCAATGCTCTTGGTGTCACGGTGAGCGACCTTATGGGTACTGCGAACCACACGATACCAATTGAGCATCTGGAGCTGGTGCGGGATCACCGGGTTGTCGCGCTGTTGGGAGAATGTTTTAAGATGAAGGGCGACAAGCGCCGGCGAGCCCTGTTCGCAGTTTACGCCTTGTTCAAGGTGTTTAACGAATCCTAACGGCGGTTAAATTCCCCCTAGACTTGAGCCGTTAGGTACTTGGCCCCGGGATCACTCCCGGGGTCCTTTTTGCTTCAACATTTCTTGTACTTCTGTTGTGCTCTCTTTCAATCCAACATCTTCAGTCCTAGTTTCCATCATTCCTGCAAATGTTGACGGGCCTCCTTTCTTTATTCCTTCAGCCACGGCGATAGCGTAATCTGCTGCTTTCTCTTTGCTTGGAAACGGGTAGAAGCAGGTCTGTGCCCTTACATCTTCTGGTTTCATGTCGGACCATTTTATTCCGAAGAAGACACACCATTTCCCTTCCATATTATCTTTGCCTTCTGCGATCCAGAACCAAGCCTCTGCTTTCTTATCTGGGGCTAGTAGGGAAGCCAGTGCCATCCCGTCTATAAGGGCTTTCGTTCCTTTGGCTATTAGGAGATCGATTGCATCGTCGTTCTTGAACTGTATGTACATCATCATGGCTCTATTCCTCCATCATAATATCTCGTACCAGTGGATCATGCACTGGTACGAGTTTGCAACAGAGCTGGCAATCGCCGCACTGTCTACGTTGCACGTCCATCTCCGTCTTTTATTCCTGGTAGCCGGGGCATTGTGTGTCGTGGAAACTCCGTTTTTACTATGTCTGCGATCCCGGCTAAAGCCTCCAAACTTGCAGAGCCTCTTTCGGCTAGTGGTTTGGTTGGAATGTTGAAGGCCCTGAATTGTGCCAAGATGCTTGTAGAGAGACTTGTGAAAAAGGCTTCGTAAATAGCACGATGTGATACGGCCTCATCACGTTCTTGCTTATGGCGTTCGGCAGTGGTTTCAACCATGTTTCGGTTGCTCTCCATCGCCTGAACCTTGGCTTCTAACTCAGCAATCCGTGCTCTTGCCTCCTGCAGTTCATTAGTAAGACGCCCTACTTCGGCCTGTGTACGTTGATAAACTGTTAGGCCATGTTCAACGGCTTTCATATTGTCTTCTGGTAGATTTTCGTCGCGCTTTGACATTTACGTCTCCCTTGCGCCCTTGCCCCTTGTCAAACGCAATTGGTTGTGTTATGTCTGCCTTTCACAAGTAGACGCAGTGCCCTGAGCCACGTCTACAATCGCAGGGTTTCCAAGTGGGAATCCGTGCTTCGCTCGCTCTGTTGCCTGCCCATGTATGAACAAACCCAAAGAGCCCACGCAAGAGATTCTGCCGCCCGAGCCTGATCATGCGTATAACGCGGATGATCTGAGCCCGAAGGAATTCTTGACAGCAGTGTATCGTGACAAGCGGGTCCCTTTGTCAGTACGCATGGATGCAGCAGCGAAGGTGTCTGTGTACGAACACCCGCGCCTCGCGCAAGTTAACCAAGACCTTACGGCCGGTGTCACTATACGCATAGAAGGTGGACTCCCAGAATTGCCGGGCACCAACATCATTATGCCCAAGAGTTCAGCTCCAGCGGGTGGTGTACTCCCGCCGCGAAAGGGTAACGGTTCGGGGGAACCCAGCTAAGTCGTCGGTGTTTGGTTCACATTGGCGAACCAAAATCTCTTCTGGTTCTTTTGAGAATAACCAAACAATCACTTTTGCTATCCCCACTAAGGCGTAGATCGTCCAGAGTATTAGGAGCCAGAGGAGTCTAACCGCCAGTATCAGGCCATACATGCCAACGACCATAGCTAGGAAGATGCCTAGCCAGACTGCCGCGAAAACCATTTCCTTCACCCCCGCATTAGTTGTAAAGCATAATACAGCAGTGAGCTGTGGATTGCAAACCCAGAAATACCGTTGTAATATCTGTGTGTTAAATTGGTACCAGTTCAACCAGGGAGATCAAGATGCCTTCCAAGCTTTGTGTGATTAGTTGGGAAGAAGACGATACCGAAGCTCCTCCGCCTGAGGTCTGGCCGCGTCCGCCGGAACCAGGTCAGCCGGCGCCTCCCGCTGTGGCTGTGCCACCTATTTATCTTCCGGATTACCCGACGCATCCTATCGCCCGTCCACCTCGGCCTGGGCGTCCATCTCTTCCTCCGGGGATTTGGCCGCGGCCTCCTGCCGGTGGTGGTGAAGAGCCTCCGCCTCCGTTGGTTCCTTCGCACCCAATTGAGGTGCCAGAGCCGCAGCCTCCGGCCGCTGGGACACTTCCTGTACTTCCTGGGAAGCCGGCTGTTCCAATTCATCCGATCTATCCCCCGGAAGGGTACTTTATCTTCTGGGTTCCTGGTTACGGTTTTGCGGTCGCCAAGATTGGCGATGGCGCCGGACCGCACCCCGAACCTCAAGGCCGTGCTGGTCGCCGGGGTTAATTGAACTCTGATTAGGGGGAGCTCAGGCTCCCCCTATCTCAGGAGTAGACCATGGCAAAGACTCCTAAGAATGATGTTGTTGACACTGAGTTTGAGCCTGTGCAAGAGCAAGCCACGGCTCCAGTTGCTGAATACAAGCCGGTGGCAGATTTCGTTCCGCGTGTTACTCCCCCGTCTGCGCCAGAGCCCAGAATCAGTAATCTGACTCGCGCCTCCCATGCCAGTTGGAGACGCACATTCAAGATGCTTCGTGGTTCGGGGAGACTCGCACGATGACAGCCCTTACGGTTACTGAAGCTGATCGTGGGAAAACCATTGCAACCAATGGGACATTGACCAGCATTCAGCTTCAGAAACCACCGACTGGGACATATCATCTATATTTTGGTTTGATCGACGACTCTCCAGAAGCGGGAGGAGTTTCTCTTTTTAATGCTCAAATTGCTTTACAACCTGTTCCGACTGGAACAGTCTTTCCAATGGGTGACCATGAGTTTGGTAATTTGACCGTGGTTGATATTCCGGAGGGCAGTGAGTTTCTGCTTGAGGTGACTGGTGTTCCAGAGCCTGAGCCACCAGAGCCCGAGCCACCAGAACCTCCAATCGATCCAGACCCCGACCCAGACCCTGACCCGGATCCGGACCCAGACCCAGACCCTGACCCTGACCCTGACCTGCCGACTCCTCGCAAACGAAGATAGACGGCATGACCGACTTTTCCGCTACTGTTGATGCCATGGGAGCCATTATCGCGACAGGGGGAACGCTGACTAGCGTTACACTTGTAGAGGCACCCCAGATCCCCGGCTATTGGTTCACTTTGGTGGATGTAGATGATAGCCAGGAAAATGAAACGATCTTATTCAACATTCAAACAGGATCAACTCCAATCCCCACGGGCACGGTGTTTCCGTTGTATAATACACCATTCCAGAATCTGGCGGTGAAAAGTATATCGCCAGATGCTAAGTGGGAGATCACAACTAATCCATGAATGTTCCTATATCACCCGGTACGATCTATGGCGAGAAGCTAGTTAGCCTCCCGCAATTGCATCCGGGGCAGGTTGAGGCGTTCATGGTCTCTGCGAGGTTTCGTGCTTTACGTTGTGGTCGAAGATGGGGTAAGACCGCTTTTCTCAAAACCATCGCTTGCGACTTCGCGGCCAAAGGTGCTCAGGTTGGTTGGTTTGTTCCTAATTATCGTTATGCGAGTGAAGCCTATTCCGAGAACGAGATTACCCTTGACCCGGCTATTCGGACCAGTTCTCGCAATATGGGGATCTTGCATACGACCACGGGTGGCCGTATCGAGCTATGGACCCTAGAGGATGAAAAGGCGGGTCGATCTAGGCGGTATCATCTGGTCATTATTGACGAGGCCGCGTTCACTAAAAAGAATGCAATTGATATATGGACAAAAGCGATACGACCTACCCTTCTTGATTTTAGAGGGGCCGCAATTGTCGCCTCTAACACTAATGGTATCAATGAAGACAATTTGTTTTGGCGGATTTGTAATCTTCCTGAATATGGGTTTACTGAGTATCATGCTCCTTCTCACAGCAATCCATTCCTTCCTGCAGATGAGCTTGAGCGCCTGGAGAGGGATAATCACCCTCTTGTATACGCTCAGGAGTATCTTGCTGAGTTTGTAGATTGGTCCGGTGAGGCATTCTTCTCCCTTGACAATCTGCTAACGGACGGGAAACCTGAGTCGGTTCCCGCCCGTTGCTTGTATGTCTTTGCCACTATGGATACGGCGGTTAAGACAGGTAAAGAAAACGATGGCACAGGGGTCATATATTGGGCTTATGAGAAGCTTGGAGACGAGCACTGGATTAAGATTATCGACTACGAATATCTCCAAATCGAAGGTGGAATGCTCGAGCTCTGGCTTCCTGTCGTCTATCGCAACCTCGAAGAGTATGCTGCCAAGTGTGGAGCAAGGCTCGGACACCGGGGATGTTTTATCGAGGACAAGGCCTCTGGTTCCATCCTCATCCAGCAAGCCCGGCGGAGAAATTTGCCGGTAAGTGAACTCCCACAAAAGCTGACTCAATTAGGGAAATCAGAACGAGCGATCAACGCTTCTGGTTATGTTTACAGAAAAATGGTTAAGGTTCTTGATATTGCATATGATCGTATCGTGACCTTTAAGCAGGTCACCAAAAACCATCTCCTTGGTCAAGTGCTTGGATTCCGGGTTGGGGATACTGAAGATCGGCAGGATGACCTGCTCGATTGTTTCACTTATGGGGTGGCGATCGCACTTGGCAACTATGAGGGATATTAGATGAGGAAATCTGCTTTGGTACTTGCGATAGCTTTATTCGCAACTCCTGTGTTCGCTGGTGGCGGAGGCCACGGTGGCGGTACTGGTGGAGCCGGAATGGGTGGCGGTGGAATGGGCGGAGGCGGCATGGGTGGCGGAGGCCACGGTGGAGCCGGTATGTCCGCGTCTGCTGCTCCTGGTGGTGTATCTGCTGCTGGGGTTGGAGTTGGTGGTGGCGTTGGCTCCAATGCTTGGTGGAATCGGAATGGTTCTCCCTATTGGCGTGTTCGTTCTGGTAGCGGAACATGGTGGCGTGGTGGGACAGTTGTTCGCACCAATGGTTTCGGGTGGGGTGGAAATCCTGCTTGGCAAGGTGGCTGGGGATGGAACAACAGACCGTGGGGATGGAATAATAGGCCGTGGGGATGGAATAATGGGTGGGGCTGGAACAACAGACCGTGGGGTTGGGGTGGATGGGGATGGAATGGGGACTGGAACACGGATTTCAATTTCGGATATGCTCCGTCTGATTGGGCAGCTTATCCGGGCTGTACCTGCGCGCCGCAACCGCAATACTGAACCAGCAACAGGAGGAAGGCTAAAACCATGAAAGTTCTGGCACTGGCGGCTATGACCGCATTTCTCATTTTGCCCACTTCGGGCATGGCGCAACAAAGTCCTCCACCGTCTGCCACTACTCGGCCGGCTCCGACGCATCCTCCTGATGCAACACAGCTCCCGGCTAATGGTGGCGGTCATCATGATGGTGGTGGTTGGTGGGACAGGCATCATCGCTGCCACTGGAAATGCCGGTGGAATGAGGAGAGGCATCGTCGAGTTTGTTGGCGTGTCTGTGGTGAGGGCGGTCACGGCGGCGGCCCCGAAGAGTGGTAAGATAACGTAGAGAAGCAGCACAGAAGTAGGAGGCAGAGATGGCTTCACCTCATACAGTTACCTCTGCCTCCGTTGGCTCGGTTCTTACTGCCGGGGCTGGTACGATTACCGCTCTTACTTTGAATCAGCCCACATCTACCTCTTCTGATGATTCTACTCCGCTAACTATGGTTGATCCAGAATACACCACGGTCGGCTCTGTGTCGGCCGCTGCTGTTGGGACAGGCACGGCTGGAACTGGTGTCTATCAAGTTAATGGCGGAGTCGGTGCTCCAGCGACAGTAAATGTTACATCTGCTGCTGGTGGCATTTCTGCAGTTTCTGTTGCAAATGGTGGACAGTATACGACATTCCCACCGAGCCCAGCAACGCTCACCTTCGTTTCAGGTACAGGGTCACTAACTGGTTCAACTATCAATTTGACAGAAGTTCTTCCTTCCGGAGTCCAGCCACCTTCACGTGTACTGTACTCTGCGAGTCTACGTGCATTGGCTTCTGAATATGAGCCACGGCCCGCTGTTCCTCTAACTCCGGGTGTAACTGCACCGACTTGGCCGAAAAGCCTGATGGGTGCGGCACAAACTATTTCTTTCAGTAATGGGTGTTGGGTACAGAGTTGTCCTGCGAATGTGACATTCACGGTAACGTGTTAAGATGGGTGTTGTTTCTACAACTCCAGGTAATGCCCTCCAGGATCTTCTGGTAGCCCCGGATATTATTCCGGGTGACACCATTTCGTATGAAACCTGCAAAGAAATCTATCTTTATCATCCACTTGGCGCACGTATAGTCGAGGGGCCGGTATCTCTTGCCTTATCACAGAAACGAGATATTAAGGTACCCGACAGCCCAATGGAGCATTGCGCTGATGCATTCAATGACGAATGGAAGCAGATCGGTGGCGATTATCTTGTGCATAATCTTATTACTGTTAGTCGAATTTATGGAGTGGCTTCGATCGCATTACTCGTGGACGGACTTACGAGCAATGTCCCCATTGATTACTGGGATCTACCTGAGCTTAATATCAGCTTTAACGTTCTTGACCCTCTTAATACGTCAGGTAGTCTCGTTCTAAACCAGAACCCGAATGCAATGGACTTTTTGAAGTACCGGCAGATCGCGGTTAGTGGAACAGCTTATCACCCCTCTCGATCTGTTACGGTAACGAATGAAAAGCCTATTTATCTGGGGTACACTACTTCTGCTTTTGGTTATGTTGGGAGAAGTGCTTATCAGCGTGCATTTTATCCCCTTAAATCTTATATTAAATCACTTATAGCCGACGATTTGGTGGAAACCAAGGTCGGTGTCCTGGTTGCCAAGGTCAAACAGCCGGGAAATTTTGTCGACAATATCATGTCCTGGGCCACTTCTTTCAAACGCCAGATTGTGAAAGAGGCGGAAACGGGCAATGTGATCAATGTTACCCCAGAGGAAGACATTGAATCACTTAATATGCAAAATTTGGAAGGCCCGCACGTGCTCGCACGGCGGAATATCCTTGAAAATATTGCCAATTCCGTCGATATGCCGGTAAAATTGATCACGCAAGAGTCATTTGCAGAGGGTTTTGGTGAAGGCTCTGAGGATGCGAAGGCGGTCGCACGCTATATAGACCGTATCCGAGAGACTATGGACCCGGTTTACCGTTTCTTAGACCGAATTGTTATGCACCGAGCCTGGAATGAAGACTTTTTCAAGGCCCTGAAGAAGAAATACCCGGAGAAATATGATTCTACCGGCTATAAAGAGGCCTTTTATACTTGGACGAATAGTTTTCAGGCAGTTTGGCCCTCGTATTTGCGTGAACCAGACCATGAACAGGTCAAGGTTGACGATACGAAGATGAAGGCGGCCATTTCAATCTACCAAATCCTTGAATTTAGTTTGGATCCTGAGAACAAAGCTCGGTTGATCCAGTGGATTTCTGATGCAATCACCAACAACAAGCTCCTATACTCTAGTCCTCTGAGCTTGGACTACGATAAATTGCTGAAACAGCTCAAGAAGGACCAGAAAGCTAAAGAGGACCAGCAAGCGGCTGGTATGGAGCCTGAGGATCCTCGCCCAGAAATCCCAAAAGTTAAGATGGCACGTGCGGATAGTGTTGTCCGGCTCATAGAACACATCCAAAATGCCTCAAAATAGACAAATTTCGTCTGCATTACGTTTTTTGAAGCAAAATCCCAATGTCCCTGAGAAGGGTTTGATGTATATTGGCCGGAAATTGCAAGAAACTGAAGAAAATCCCGGGGAAACACAGAAATTGTTGCGCTCTGCCTATTATTATCTGGGAAATAGACAGGGATTGAAGAAAACTCACCCTTTGATGCGGGATATCCGCCGTTTGAACAGAGCTGTAGGAGGCTAGAATGGCGCATGGGACATTTGTTGTAGATGGGACCAAAGTTGGCACTGTGATTGATGCTGCTGCCGGCCACATCACCAATATTCTTTTCACTGGTGCCCCAACGCAGTGGGAAATCCCCAATTTTGATTCAAATGGGCTCCCTAACCAGGGCTATTTCAGCTTGGTGGATAATTCTGTGACTCCACCTCGTGTGCTCTTTCAGCTTAATGGGCACGTGGGCGGCGGCCATAGTCCACATGCAACCCATCAACAAATGGCGTATTCGATTCCTTTTGGTAGTTTGTTCGTGAATTCGGTTCCCAAAGGGGCCACCTACTCGGTCACGACAACCGCATAACGGCTACTGTCACCCAGGGCCGTTATCCAGGGCGCCGGTGTCCTCAATCCCCAATCCCCTGTCCCCAAGGGCATCGGCGTCCACCTCTAGAGGTATATCATGCCTCTGACAGAAAAGGGCGAAAAGATCCTTGGCTCCATGCGTAAGCAGTATGGAGAAAAAGAAGGTGAGCGTATTTTCTATGCCAGCATCGCCGCTGGTAAGATTGTAGGAGCGCATGTATCTGAAGATGATGCGCAGCATATGGGATTCACTTCTGAGCAGGCAAAACCAATCAAAGACCTTTGTGATGCTGTGGATTCTTTATCTTCGCGTCTAGATGCGTTTGAGGCTCGCCAGCACCAGAGGAAACCTAAACAGGTGAAGCCGCGGTCCAAAGACAATATGCAACCTTCACGGCCACATCCTCCTGACCCATGACGAAGCCTCCGACCTGGATTAAGCCTCAAGTGCAATTGGTGTATGCTCCTAATCAAGCAACTACTGCAGAAGCACCTCCTTGGTTTGAAGATATTCTTCCATATACTTATCGGGCCTTTATGTCTCCAAGCGTAAGCGCAAAGACATTAGTTGGACACACATATAGAACATTCCCGGTCTTACCGCCACAAAGGCCATGACAGACGTAGCGGCTGGAATTTTGTTCAAAGCGCCGACTGGCCGGGTCTTGTTCTGCCATCGTACGGATGGGAGAGGGTGGGCGTTTCCAGGCGGCGGGAAGAAAGATCATGAGACCATTGAGCAATGTGCTGCGCGTGAATGTTACGAAGAAACTGGATACCGATCCGGTCATGCCGGAGCCTTCCTCTGTAGACGCGTTCGAGATGGTGTTGATTTCACAACATTTAGCTATGATTGCGATGATGAATTTATCCCTAAGTTTAATCACGAACACGATGCGTTTGTATGGGTTAACCCCGACTACGCCACAAGCCTCGACCTTCATCCAGGAGTGTTGGTTGCCCTTCGCAAACTCAAGGGCATGACAGAACTGGAACTGGCAGAAGCTATACGGGACGAAGAATTGGTGTCCCCGCAGTATATCGAAAATGTCGCTTTGGTGGCTATGCGTATCTCTGGTACAGGCATTTCTTATAGGCCGAAGCTCAACGAGTGGGTCTATCGTAGGGATACTGTGTATCTCACTCCTGAATTTCTTCAGCGCTGTATGGGTCTGCCGGTTATTATGGACCACCCGGATACCCAGATCCTTACATCAGAAGAATTTGCGCGCCGAATTGTTGGCACCATGTTTCTACCTTATGTTAGAGGTGATGATGTGTGGGGTGTGGCTCGTATATACGATAGGGCCGCAGTTCAAATGATGCTTGAAGACCAGATGTCCACATCCCCGAGTGTGGTGTTTCGAGACACAAAGGTGAATTACTCTATTGATTTGGAAGAAGGTGAAAAGTTATTGATCGAAGGCAAACCAAGCTTTGTCGATCATTTGGCAATTTGTGAAAAGGGTGTTTGGGATAAGGGTGATGATCCCAGCGGCATTCGTATTGATTCTGCGAATGCGCTACCGGCCCCAGATTTGCCCTTACCCGTTGGAAATAATGATCCAGCCCCAGAGCAGCAAAGCATTCCACCCGGCGTGTTAGAGCTTGCTGATGGACTGAGTAAGTTTGCCGAAAGACTTGACAGGTTTCTAACCCGTCGGGATCTGATGGTACGTTGAGTCGCGCGAGTGTCGTGCGATTGGGTAGCTGTCCAACTCTAAGGAGGTTATCATGGCAGCAGGTACTGCGAGCGTCGACACGATGCTGGCCGACGCGATTAAGAAGATGGATGCTCTGGGCGCCCGGATGGATGCCTTGGAGACCGGCACTGGTTCCAAGAATCCCATCACCAAAGGTGATGACGACGATGATGACAAAAAGAAGAGGGACGATAAGTCCGCCAAGGCCGACGATGATGACGATAAGCGCCATCGCGGTGACGACGATGACGACAAAAAGAAGAGGGACGATAAGTCCGCCAAGGCCGACGATGATGACGACGATAAGAAGAAGGACGATGCCAAGACTCCCAAGAACCGGATCTTGGACGACAGGGCCAAGCGTGGGGACGATGGTGAGCTTGAAATCAAGCACGGCAAGGGCAAGGATGACTCTGCTCGCAAGGCAGATGACGACGACGATGATAAGAAGAAGGATGATGCCAAGAAGCCACCCTTCGCCAAGGGCGACGACGATGATCGTAAGCGCGATGATGACGATGATGATCGTAAGCGCGATGACGATGATGATCGTAAGCGGGATGACACAGCTC